TTAAGATAAAGTAATACATATATATTAAAAGTTAATAACAGGGTTTTCCGAAGCTCCGGCCGGGGCTGAGGGGACGCAAGAACAACAAAGCAATCAGGTAAGCTGCTTATCCTTATCTGGTTGCTTTTTTGTTGCCCAAAATTGGAGAGCAGTTATGAGTTGGTTAAGCAGCTTTTTAGGAATGAAGAAGATAAGGACTCCCAAGGTTAAGAAGGCCGAGGAGATTGTTTTAGACGACTACGGGTACGGCACAGACGCTTACTTGAGAGAGCTTGAAGATAAGAGCGGTTTTGAAGATACGATTATAACCGGCAAGAAGAAGAAAAAGAAACTCGCCGCTACGACACAGTTGGGGTAACTATGGATAATAAAGCCGAAGAAATTATAGCAATACGCAATTCCGAGCGTAGTAAGAGTTCCAATATAAAGAACCTGTACCAAGAATTTGCGGATTTAGGTTATCCTCTTGAGAACCAGATTACTACTCAGCAGTCGCCCGGCGGGGACAGGTCAACGGCTATTCGGGACTCTACTGCGGTAAAGGCTTTGGACAGGGGCGCAAGTGGCTTTATAGGCGCATGGATACCCAGAGAAAAGTATTTCTTCGATATAAGGGTTAGGGACAGAGCCGTAGCGGAATTGCCCCACATAAAACAATGGGTTTCTTTAGCCGTTCAGATTGCACATGAAGAAATATTTGACGCTAATTTCGATACCGAACTACACAATACAACAAAAGGAACAATGGGCTTCGGGACGGGATGCCTCTATTCTGAATGGGATTATAAGAATAAGTCTTTGAACTTTCAGGACTGGCACGTATCTAATTTCGAGTTTCTGCAGGACGCCCGGCACAGGGCCAATGGAGTCATACTTTCATACAAACGCCAAGCCGACCAGCTTGTAAATGAATACAAGAATCCCGGCACTCAGGTATTAGTCAAAGCCAACGACGTAAAGACCCAGAGCGAGGAATTTGAGATAGTTAGGATAGTCCGGCCACGGAAGAATTACAACCCTTCCATGAGTGACGTTACCAATATGCCTTTTGAGGATATTCACATAAACGCCACTGAAAAAATAGTAATTAAAGAATCGGGATTCCCGCGATTTCCTTTTGCTATTCCACGTTGGGAAGTGGGCTCGACTGAAAAGTGGGGTAGGGGTTGCGGCGTTCAGGCGTTACCGGATATTAAAGACTTGCAGCAAATGAGGAAGGACTATACCGAATGCTGTAACCGACTTCTAAGACCTCCATATCTCACAAGGGACATTGAAGGTATGGTAAACATGATGCCCGATGGCCGTACTGAAGTTATGAATATGGACGATATTAAGGCTTTGAGTCTTGCCTTGCCCGGTGCGTTTCCCGTTACTAAGGACGAAATTAGCGAACGGCAAAGCGATGTTAAGGGGTTTTTCTATAACGACGTATTTAATATGTTTTCGTCAATGAAAGGCGATAGGAGAAACGAACTTGAGTTACAACTGAAGTACAGAGAGGGATTAAGGTCGCTGGTTTCTCCGGTTGCTCGTCAGCAGGTGGAATTGTTTAATCCCGTCATATCTAACGTCATACCTTTATTACTGGAATGGGGAAGAATACCAAAACCGCCACAAGAGTTGGTTGGACTACCGTATTCCATTGAGTATCAAGGTGAGTTGGCAATGGCCATGAAGGAGTTCCAGGCGAGGGGATTCGAGAGAGCAATGGCACTTATGGAGAGGGGCGTAAATGTATTCCCGGAGATTAGCGACCAGATAAATCTCGATAGGGCAATGCCGGACATTCTTACAACTTACGGCATGAAGATTGAACATTTGAATACTCCTGAAGAGAAGGAAGAGATACGGGCTAAACGCGCCGAGCAAGAACAGATGATGAAAGAGATGGCCGAAATGGACGCTCAGTCCAAAGCTTATAAGGATACGCAGAAATCACCGGAAGCAGGTAGTCCGGCAGAACAGATGGCGGGAGTATAATGGATAAGGCGCAGGATTGGCAGAAACTTGTTATCGCCATGAAGCAATTCTTCGGGCATGAGGCGGGAAAGACCGTCTTGGATTATCTGTCTTACCAGTGTTTTGAGAATAGGAATACGTTCGTAGATAATAATGAAGCTAAAAGCAATAGAAATCTCGGCAGACGAGAAATCATCCTTATCATTCGAGATTGGATGTCCAAAAACCCACAAGATATACCGGAAAACTTAAAGGAGAAAACCGATGCCTGACCCAACAGCTATAGTTGCAGAACCAATAACCGAACCAGTTTCTACGGAACCGGCCCCGGCGAGCACGGGCTTACTCGACGCCGATTACAACTTTACCGGGAACTGGAAAGAGCAGTTGCTTGATGATGATATTAGAGGTGAGAAGTTCTTCGATTCCGACTACGCCAAGAACGCAAAGACTCTACTGAAAAAATCGTATCATCAGGAAAAGACTATCGGCCAGTATAAGGCAGGTTTTAAGGGCGTGAAGATACCGGACGAAAAAGCGACTCAGGAAGAAATCGACACTTTCAGGGATGCTACCGGCGTGCCTAAAGAATACGCTTATAGCAAGCCTGATGATGTTGACGATGACGTTGTGACCTCCGAGTTTATGACCTCTACGATGGAACGGCTTAACAAAGCCAACGTCAGCCAGAAACAGTTTGATGAAGTCATGGACATTTTCGCCAACAGGATACGTGAAATAGAGGCCGCTGGTGTTGAAGAACTCAACGGCAAGACAAAAACGGCAATCGAAAGAGTCCAGAAAGAAGACCCGAAAGGAATCCGAAGAGAACTTGCCACAAAATTCATAACGAAAATGACTGATGTGTGGCCGGCGGAAAAGTACCAGGAGTTATTCGGCACAGAGAATGAAAGCGGCGAAAGAGCGGGCGGTATCAACGTACCGGAATTCGCCTACCTGAGACCTCTATTACTCGATATGTTCGCAACTATAGAGGAAACCTACGCCATACCGACGAGCGCCGCTTTAAGCGATACGACAGAATCCAAATCTGCGAGTATAGAAGACGAACTTAAAACCCTTGAATCCACGCCCGGATTCCTGGAAGGCCGTTTGAGAACTTCGTCAAATCCCGATGACAGGGCTAAACATTTTGAGATTATGAAGAAAAGGAGTGACCTCATTCGGCGACAGACTGAACTGCAAAGTAATGTTCAGAGATAATTGAAGTATGCCGCTAACTCCGAAAAGGAAAGCAGCGGCTGGCGAGCCTGTGAACGCAACGTCCAACAGACGTTAAATGCAGGGTAGACTCCGTAAAAGGCTATTCTCCCGAAAGCGTTGAAACATTTTATTAACATTTTTGGAGAATAGAACTATGGGTGCTTTTAATTTAGACCAGACGTTCATCAAGGAGTACGAGCGCTCTTTCAATCAAGTCTTTCAGCAAAGTGAAAGCGCGCTCAAATCGACGGTTCGCAACGAGCCTCAAGCTTCCGAGAAGCAGAGGTTTACATTTCTCGAACCGACCAGTGGTGTAGTTGACCGGGCAAGACAGTCCGATTCGCCCAATATTCCGACAAGTCACAAGATGCGGTGGAGTTCGCTTCATACGTGGACGTGGAGCGAATTGGTTGACGACATCGATGTTATCAAGACGCTCAGTGACCCGTCCAGTGAGTACCTTGCCAACGCCGTGAATGCCGAGAACAGGTGGGAAGACGAGCTTATTCTCGACAACATTTACAATAGCGTCTATTACGGCAAGGAAGGGACTTCTTCTTTAACGTGGTACGATGTCGCCGAGTGTATCGGGCTTTGTTCCGATGGTACGCGAACGACTGCCGGTAGTCCGTTTACACACACAACCGAAACCGGCCTAACACTAAATAAACTTGCCACTCTTGGTGTTATCATGGGCAATAACAGTGTCCCCGCCGCCGACAGGCATATAGTGGTCAATGAAGACCAGAAATGGTATCTGTTGGGCCATGCAAGGGCGACAAGTGGGGATTATGTCCCTGCCGTTACCGCACTGGTAAATGGTCAGCTTCCAGACAACTACTTCATGGGCTTCCATTTCCACTTCCTGCCGACTGACCGTTTCGTTTTGGATACAGTCGATACGGAAGCAATCAAATGCGCGGCCTTTCATAA